AATGTATACTTTACACTAGGAGAATATAATAATGACTAATCTCTTCAAGAGAGTTGCATGTTTTACGGACATACATTTTGGGCTTAAATCAAACTCAGCCACTCACAATCAAGACTGTGAGGACTTTGTAGATTGGTTTATTCAAGAAGCCAAAGCAGAAGATGCAGAAACCTGCATCTTTCTAGGCGACTGGCACCACAATCGCAACTCCATTAACCTAATTACTCTAGATACCAGCTTACGCTGTTTAGAAAAGCTAGGGGCGGCATTTGAAAATTTCTATTGGTTTCCAGGTAACCATGATTTGTTCTATAAAGACAAGCGTGACGTTCATAGCTCAATGTTCGGTCGACATATTCCCGGTGTAACCGTTGTGGATCATGTAACTACGATTGGCGACGTTACGCTTGTTCCTTGGTTAGTAGGCGATGAATGGAAGAAAATGAAAGAGTTGAAGAGCCGATATGTATTCGGACACTTTGAACTTCCTAGTTTCTACATGAACGCAATGGTACAGATGCCAGATCACGGTGAAATTCAACGTAGCGATCTATCAAGTCCAGAATATGTATTTTCAGGACACTTCCACAAACGTCAGCATAACGGTAACGTTGTCTATATTGGCAATGCTTTCCCGCACAACTTTGCAGATGTATGGGACGATGATCGAGGCATGATGTTTATGGAATGGGGTGGCGTGCCGCAATATAAATCATGGCCCGATGCTCCCAAGTATAGAAATATCAAGCTATCAACGCTAATCGATCAGAAAGATGACATCATGAAGTCAAAGATGTACTTAAAAGTAAATCTCGATATTGATATCAGCTACGAAGAAGCAAACTTTCTAAAAGAAACATTTATCACTGACTATGACATTAGAGAAATTAGTCTGATACAAGAAAAGAACAATGTTGAAGGTTCAGTAGACGATAGTCCAGATGCTGAATTTGAATCTGTTGATCAAATTGTAACAGAACAGCTGATTAACATTGAATCAGATTCGTTCGATAAAAAACTATTACTTGACTTATATCACAACCTATAAGAACTTATGGCATTTAAAATAAAAACAATAACCGTAAAGAATTTCCTATCAGTAGGTAATCAAACACAAGCAGTGGATTTTGACAAAGAGCATCTAACTTTAGTACTAGGTGAAAACTTAGACTTGGGCGGAGATGACAGCGGATCGCGTAACGGAACAGGCAAGACTACCATGATTAATGCATTAAGTTATGCATTATACGGTCAAGCACTTACAAATATTCGTCGTGAGAATCTAATCAACAAGACAAATGCCAAGGCTATGTTGGTTACTGTCGAGTTTGAAGTCGGAGGTCAGCATTATCGCATTGAGCGTGGTCGCAAGCCCAATGTATTGAGATTATATGTTAATGATCAAGAGCAAAAAGCAGTCGACGAAAAAGAAGATGATGCACAGGGCGATAGCCGTGAGACACAGAAGCACATTGAACAACTATTAGGTATGAGTCATACCATGTTCAAGCACTTGGTTGCCTTGAACACCTATACAGAACCATTCTTATCTATGAAAGCGGCCGATCAGCGAGAAGTAATCGAACAGCTACTAGGTATTACTGTTCTATCTGAAAAGGCTGAAAATCTAAAAGTCTTAATGAAAACTGTCAAAGACAGTATACAGGCCGAGGAGTTTAAAATAGCAGGTATTAAAACTGCCAACGAAAATGTACAAAAGAGTATCGATAGTCTAGCTATTAAGAGCTCTGCTTGGGAAAACAAGAAAGAAGAAGACCTAGAAAAACTAGGTCGTGCCATAATGCAGTTAGATTCAGTTGATATTGAGGCAGAGCTAGTTGCACACGCCTCTCTTAAAGAGTGGACCTCTAACAACAACACAATCAAAGAGCTGAATAAACAACGTGCTACGCTGGATGCCGCAGTAGGACAAGCAGAAAAGACTGTTAAAAAATATTCTAATGAAATAGAAAGTCTAAAGAATAAGAAATGTCATGCTTGCGATCAAGAATTACATGATCACAAACACGAAGAACTGTCAGCTTCTGCTGAATTGCATCTTAAAGAAGCACAAACATACTACAACAAAGTACATAGTGATCTAGATCTCGTAAAAACTGGTCTACTAGAGCTAGGTGATATGCCTAGACCTCCAGCAACATTTTATGATACAGAAGCAGAAGCACTAGGTCATAAGAACAATCTAGCCAGTCTTGAAAAAGATCTAGAGGCCAAAGCTGTAGAAGCTAATCCCTATAATGAACAGATTGAAGAATTAAAGAAAACCGCACTACAAGAAATCACTTGGGATACTGTAAATGAGCTTACTAAGGTCAAAGAACATCAAGAATTCTTGCACAAGTTGCTAACAAACAAAGATTCGTTTATCCGTAAGAAGATTATTGATCAAAACTTAACATTCTTGAACAAACGGTTGAGCTACTATATCGACAAGATGGGATTGCCGCATCGTGTAGTGTTTATGAATGATCTTAATGTTGAAATTACACAGCTCGGTCAGGACTTGGACTTTGATAACTTATCACGCGGTGAGCGCAATCGTCTAATCCTGTCATTGAGCTTTGCCTTCCGCGATGTTTGGGAGAATCTATATCAACATATCAACTTGTTGTTTGTTGACGAGCTTATTGATGCAGGCATGGATGCGGCAGGTGTTGAAGCAGGACTTGCTGTTCTCAAGAAGATGGCACGTGAACGCAACAAGAACATATTCTTAATCTCGCACAAGGACGAACTTGTAGGACGAGTTAACACAGTTCTAAAGGTAGTCAAAGAAAACGGATTTACCAGCTACGACACAAATCCAGAATACGTCGAGGCCTGATGAGCGATCTGCTAAACAAGTATACCGAATGTCATGATGAATTTATTGACATATTGGTAACGTATTATTCTTTGCATGAAAGGTTTTTAGAAAGACAGAGTCCTCAAAGAACTCTAGAACTAAGAAAGGCCTATAAGGATATGCGTTTAGCAATTAAGAGAATGGAAGAAGCCGCACAACTCCGCATGAAGGAACGCAGAGTTGAATGGGGACAAACAAACAGATTAAAAAAGGAAGAAGAATGAGCACAACAGTACAAATCAACGAAGCAGTAGCCGCGTTTATCGCAGAAGATACAAAATTCACAGCAGGTAATTCTGCCGCAGGAACTCGTGCTCGCAAAGCACTAGCTGAACTAGGTAAACTAGTAAAAGCCCGCCGTAACGAAATCACAGCAGAAAAGAACGCCCGTAAAGAAGCCAAAGCGGCCTAATGACTGTTACCGTTTCAAATCCTTATCACGGTCTCCGTTGCAAAATCTGTGACGGAGTAACTTCTATATTGGGTGTAAAAGACTTTAATAGAAATTGCGAGGAAGAAAAAGGACGGAAAGTATTACCGTTAATTGGTTATGGAATATATTATCACCGCTGTAATACGTGTCAATATATCTTTAGCACTGATTTTGACTCTTGGTCAAAAGAAGATTTTCTCAATAACATCTATAATGACGAATACATCAAAATAGATCCCGAGTACGGCGGTAAGCGGCCTTTAGATTGCATTGCTTGGTTTAGTCCTATGCTGGGTGGCGACAAGTCAATTACATTATTAGACTACGGGGCCGGCGGCAACGAGTTTGCTAAAGAGTTAGCCAAGCAAGGATACAAGACAGAAGGTTGGGATCCCATGTGGGCAACTGAACCTGCATTTGCTAAAGGCGCAACATTTGATGTAGTTACTGCGTTTGAAGTGTTAGAACATACACCAACTCCATATGAAACTCTAAAAGAACTATTGAGTTTTGTTAAACCGGAGACTGGACAAGTTGTCTTTAGCACCTTGATTAATGATATCATCGGCAACGCCGGCAGTGAGTACTGGTACATTAGTCCTCGAAACGGACATGTCTGTATGCACTCTACCAAGAGTCTACAGATTATGTTTGATAAACTAGGTATGGAAGTTCAAAGTTTTAGCCCTAGTCAACACGTTGCAGTTTGGAAAGACTAATGACATGGTTATATCAAGGTACCCTAGTTGAACAACTACCAGAAGAGTGTGTTGGGTTTGTCTATATCATTACCAACACAACTAATGGAAAGAAATACATAGGCAAGAAATTAGCAAAATTTAGTAGAACGACCTACAAGACTGTAAAGTTAAAGAACGGCAAAAAGAAGAAAAAGAAAATTCGAGGCAAAATAGAATCAGACTGGCAAGAGTATTGGGGCAGTAGTCCTAATCTAACAGCAGACATCAACACACTAGGCAAAGAAAAATTCACCCGCGAAATACTGCATTATTGTAAATCAAAATCAGAAACTTCGTACATTGAGGCACGAGAACAATTTGAACGTAAAGTTCTAGAATCACAAGATTATTATAACGGACACATACAGGTCCGTGTACATGGCTCTCATATAAAACTCCCCTTAGGCATCTAACACAGTAAAAGCTAGCACCGGCAAACATCGGGTGCCCACGACAACGGCTGAAAAAGGACCGGGACGGAATTCTCTGCGCTGTACAGAGTACTTAATCAGTATCCTTAACAGGACCACGATCGCAAACTGCCGCGATTTGATTATTTGAATAGAGTGAATAAGAGCTAAAAGAGGGGACAGTGAAGCCCCGGTGTTGATATAGGTGTTAGCGTACAGATATCAGCATACCGTCATAATAAGACGTAGCTAGGGGTACAGGATGACCGCCTCGGTAATGCTACAACGCTAAGTGACTTGCGTACTCAGATAATGCGAGAACTTCTTGACCCGTTCCTGGGTTAAGTGTGACCATTGTATCTAGATAATACTTAAACTACTTCGTAGTTATCATGTGTTCTTAAATAAGAAAATGCTTCGAGCGTAAGCGAAGAAGCAAATGAGCTTTAGCTCATTTAAACACATAAATAAAAACATTATACTTTAGGAATAGTCATGAAGATTTCACAGTTATTCGAATTTGTTGTAGATGAAGCTTTTTCAGATATGGATCAAAAAGCAAAAAACATTCAAGCAGGTAAAGGTAACGCTACTGATGCCGAGCTACGACAACAACGAATTAGCCAATTAGCCGCAAATCAAAAGGCTCGTAATGCGGCTCCTGCTGGAAAACCTATGGCTGCTCCTGCTGGTCAAACAGCCACTACTCCTGCAACAGCGCCGGCAGCTACTACACCTGCTCCTGCTGATCAAGCACAACAAGCCGCTCCTGCAACTGGAACACCTGCGCCAGCTGGTGCCAAGGGTGCTGTAACTGGACTGGCAAATACTGTAGGTAGCGTTGCTAAAGGTGTCGGTGCAGTAGGTGGCGGTATTGCAGGTGCCTTTAATAAAATCAAACAGGGTTATCAAGCTGCCAAAGGTGCAGTAGGTGGTACTCAAGCTCCTGCCCAAGGCGGAACAGCTCCGGCAACTGCTCCTGCTGGCGCAACACCAGCAGACAATGCAGAGATTGCTCAGTTAGTAAGTCGTGTTAGTGCTTTGGAAAAAGCAGTAGGTATTGCTGAAAGCTATAAGTTTGAAAGCAAGTTCTTAAAGATGGATATTTAAAAGAAAGGTAATCCGCTTTCTTTAGTTGTGTCCAAGTTGTCTTTGACAATAGAATTGATAATGCTCCTATCAGAAATATCAAGCTGATAGACTTCCGCAAGTGTTACTCCACCCCGCATAAACCAACACAGTCTAAATAGTTCTTCTTTTAAGGCTTTTATATCTTCTTCTAACTTGTTTACATAATCCTTGATACCCTGATTATCAAGATATAAAAGCCTTATGCG